GGCCCCTCACCGCCGCCGTCGATCTGCCGCCCAGCATCACTCGCCGGACTACCGTCGACCACTCAAAACTGGCAACATTGTTCAGACGTCTGTAAACGCCCTAGTGGCAAGCGGGGCGAGGTGGCGCAGTACGCCCGAAGAGTCTTTGGATCAATCGCAGCTGTCACAGATTCCTGATCCCTGACCCCTGATCCCTGATCACGGCGTCGGCCCCATCGTCCTGACGGCGCCCCCACCGCGGGTCTTGTTGCTGAGCTGCTCGATCTCGTCGAACAGCTCGTCGCGGCGCGCCTTCCAGAGCGCGGCGGTGTCGGGATTGACGGTGTAGGCCTGCGCCTCGGTGAGCGCGCCGAACAGATAGAGATCAGGATGCTGGCTCATCAGCCAGTTGGTAGAATTGGCGGCGAGCGAGGGGATTTGCTGGAAGTAGACGAGCTCGAGCGGCGTGTTGCTCGGGTCGAGCGGCATGGTCTTGATGTTGCCGCCCTCGATGGTGAAGACCTTCGGGATGTCGGTCGGCAGGTCCGGATAGGCGGCCTGCAGCCAGGACGGCTCAACGTAGGCGAGCTCCTGGCGCGGATTGCCGGTCCAGGTCAGCCGCCGCCAAGCGAGGTAGTCGGACGGCAGCGCCACCACGCCGTTGGCGGGCGTGAGCTGCACGCTCGCCTCCTGCTGGCGCACCCGCAAGCGCCGGTTGGCGCAGGCCTCGAACAGCTGCACGAAGCTCGGCAGCAAGGCGGCAAGGTCGGAACGCTGCAGCCAGTTGCCGAGCGCGGTGGTGAGGTCGGTGTAGGTTTGCAGGGGCATGGTGCTTGGGTCCTATCGGTGCCTCCAGCACAGTGTCATCGCCGGCATAGCCCGCGGAGACGGGCGTAAACGCCCTTACGTCCCGGCGATCTCGCTTAGGAGGGCACCGTGCCCTCCTCATCGAGATGGCCGGAACAGGTCCGGCCATGACAATGTGGCGGGCTTGTTCCGGCCATGACACGCGAGGAGATGCGTCAGCTTGTTCTCAAATCGCGCCAGTCGGGGTCGGCGAGCTTCTTGCGCAAAAACCTGTCCCACTCGTGGGCCGGCATGCCGAAGACGGGGACACCTTCCTCCAGCATCCATTGCAGCAGGATGTTGTTGGGGATGGTGGCGATGTGGCGGCCCCAGTCGCTCTTTTGCGGCTCGCCGCGCAGGCGCTTGTTGGCCTCGATGATGTCCTCGACGTCCTGGTAGTGACGGACGGCAAGCGTGCCGCCCGTCAGCTTGAGCTCGGTGATGACGGGAGTGCCGCTCATCACCATTCCTCGACGGTCTCGGGCGTCACCGTGAACTGCTCGTTGGCGATCGGCGTGTAAGCGGCGCGCGCTTCGATGAGGCCGTAATAGGTCGCGCCGCCCGCGAGCCTGATCCAGTGCTCGGAGCCGGCCGCATCGTCGCCCACGTCGGCGCAGCCGTCGGTGAACGCCTTCATGCTGCCGACGTCGATCGAACCGAGATAGAACGCGGCCCCGCTGGTCGACCAGGCCCCGCCATCGCCGTTGGCGACGCTCGGCACGGCGCCGTAGAGATGCAGGCGGAACTGCGCGTTGGCGCTCGACGTCCCCGACTTGCTGAGCCGGATGCGGGAGAGCCGGAACTGGCCCGGCATCGAGTTGCCGCCGACCGTGAACGCCATCGGCACGACCAAGCCCGCGGTCGCCGAATTGGCGACCAGCTGGCCCGCCGCATACGGGGTCGTGTTGTTGGGACGCGTGAAGCTCTGGGAGAGATTCCAGATCTGCATCAGGGCGACTCGCGAATCACGGCATGAAACGTCGCCGGGATGTTGGAGCCGGTCGCGCCGGACGGCGTGAACGAGATGAAGTCGCCCTCGTTCACGGCCGCCGAGCCGGCCGCATTCGCGGGCGCATCGCTCGCCCCGGTGCCGGCGCCGCCGGCCGCGATCGAAAGCGCGCCGGTGCCGATATCGGCGCCGCCATTGATGCCGACCGCGATCGCGGCGGTGCCCGTGATGGTGCCTTCGAGCACCGCATAGGTGCGCACGATCTTGCCCTTGACCGGCGCGACGCACCAGGCCGTGGCCGGCGTCGAGCCGACGCTGGCGGTCTTACAGGTCACCGTCCATTCGTTGACGGGCCGCACATTGGGAAGCGTCATGTTGGTTGTCCTTAATTCATCGCGTTGACTTCGAGGAAATTGAAGACGATGTCGGAGGCGGCGGTGGTGGCATTGCCGGTGACGGCCACCAGGATCGCCCCGCTCTCGGTCGCCGTGACCAGGCTCGGCGCCAAGAGCGCCGCCACCGCATTGCCGATCTGCGCCTGCTGATGCAGACCGATCTGGGTGTTCGACCCGGCAGCGCCGTACTTGAACACGTTCGCCTGCAGCGACCAGCCGCCGCCATTGGTCGCGATGGTGCCGGTATCGGCAATCGTCGTGCCGCCGGTCACGGTGCTGCCGACCACGGCCGTGGTAGCATTGAAGACGAGCTTGATGCGCTTGTTGTTGGCGGTCGCGCCGAATGAGCCCTGCGCCGTGATGCCGACGCCGCGACCCGCGATGTCGAACGAGCTCGCCGGGATCGAGAACGCGGCGAGCACGTTGTCGGCGCCGGTCGCGGCCGGTTGCACGCCGGCCGCGCTGATCTGCCGGTTGACGTTGCCTTCGGCCAGGATGGTGGCGGTGCCGGCGCCGAACTGCTCGAGATTGCTCGCGGGCTCGACGCCTGTGCCCGGCACCACCGCGAGCGCCCAGGCGGCCGCGCCGGTCGCGACCGATTGCGCGATCCACACCCGGCCGTTGGTCGTGTTCACCCACAGCGAGCCGACGAAAAAGCCTTGGGTATTGTCGTTGCCGGCGGCCGGATCGACGGTGGCGGTGGTGTTGTTGCCGTTGTTGCCGCGCAACCAGGTCGCGACCTGCGCCAAGGTCACCTTCCGGATGCGCAGCGTGCCGTCGGCGTCGTAGGCGTCCCACGCCATGTTGGCGGTCGCCGCAGCGATCGCGCCTTCGGCGTTGATCTCGAATTCGCTCATGTCGTTGCCTTTCAAATGGGGAAAGAGGGGGAAGGGGGCGAATGGCGAGTGACGAATGGCGAGTAGTCAGTAGTAGCGGCTACTCTGTTCCCTATTCGCCATTCCCCATTCGCTATTCGCCACTTCGCTATTCGCTACTTCACGACGTCGTATTGTCGAACACGCCGCCGGAGGCCTTCTCGTTGCGGGCCACCAGGGTGTATTCGGACAGGATCTCCTTCCAGTCGGAGTCGCCGGTCTTGGCGAGCGGGAAGGACACAAAGCGTCGCCCGTTGAGATAGGCGACGGCCCACATGTCCATCTGCAGCGCCAGCACGTCGCGCGCCCGCATGAAGCGGTTGGGCGCGATGCGCAGGGTTCCGAAGTCCGACTCGTAGGCGTCGACCGCGGCCACGATCTTCTTGGCCTTGGTGTCCTCGGTGGGCGTGGCGCGACCCGTGAAAGTCGAGAACACCTGCTTGTTGAAGCCGCCGGTCATGATCACGTCGGGCTTGCCACCGGAGTTCCAGATCGACTGCAGCACGCCCTTGAGATTGGCCTCGGTGAACAGGCGCGGCGTGCCGTCGGTGCGGGTATTGGCGCCCAGCGCCGCGGCCGGGTCGACGCCGCCGGTGCCCTTGCTGGTATTGGTCTTGATCCAGGACAGGACCGAAGCGGTGGTGCGCGCGGTGGCGTCGTTGCCGGCGGCCTTGGCCTGGTTGGTGCCGACGAGGATCGCCTCCATGTCGCGCTTGAGCTCGAGACCTTTCAGCATTTCCTGGTAGGCCATCTCGTCGTCGCGCCCGGCATGCTCGACGGCGCGCTGGGTACCGGTCACGCGCGGCGTCTTGCGCGAGATCTGGCAGATATTGCCGAGCCGCACCGTCGAGGTGGTGGCATCCGCAATGGCGTCGTCGCCTTCGAGCTGCGCATTGGCGGTGTTGACCGCGGCGAGCGCCTGGGTTTGCCATTCGTGATTTACGGCGGAAGCTTTCTCCTTCTCGATGCCGCTCATGAACGGGGTTTCGGTAGGATCGATTCGGTAAATTACGTCGCTGAGATCTTCGCGATTGCCGAACGCCTCGTAGGTCGCGAAGGTGTTGGTAGGAAGTGCCATGGTTGTACCTTTCTGAGGGATTGAATTGGGTTACGCGGCTTTTCTCGTTGTCATGGCCGGACTTGTTCCGGCCATCTCGATGAGGGTTGCTCGGTGCTCACCTCGTCGAGATCGCCGGGACAAGCCCGGCGATGACAACGTCTCTTTCCGCCAATCCAACTACCGGACCGCCTTGCGGCGCTCGGCGAGGAGCCGGGCGGCGTCTTTCAGCGTGCCGGTTTGGTCGAGACGCTTGGTGAGGTTTTGCACGACGGCGTCGTGCGCAGCGCCCCTGGGCTGCGCCACGCCGGGCCGTTGCACGGGCGGAACAGGTTTTGTGCTCGCTTGCCTGGCCGCCTTCTGCGCGTCGCGGAAGCGCACCCCGTCGCGGATCAAGAGCTGCACGCGATGATCGTGCAGGCTCAGGTCGGTACGGCCGAGATAGAGTCCGTTGAGCTCCTGATCGGTGAAGCCCAGCTCGCGCAGCATGCCGACCGCGGCATGCTCGAACTTGGTGCGCTGGACCGCATCGACGAGCTCTGGGGCCTTCTCGCCCATCAGCCCCAGCTCGCGCTGGGCATACTCCAGGAACCTGATCTGACGCTCCTGCTCCTGCCGCAGGCCGGAGCCCGCGAGCTCCTGCTGGGCCGAAGCGATCCGCTTCTGCTGCGCGTCCCACAAGACGTAGCGCGGCCAGTCCTCGCGGGCGAGCCGCTCGACGTCGATGACGGACTTGACGTCGGGGAAGTCGCGCGCCTGCTCATTCTGCAGCGTCGCCAGCACGTTCGGCAACGCCGCCTCGTATTGCACGCGGACTTGCTCCGCCTTTTGGCGCTCGGCCTCCAAAGCCTTGCGCTCAACGGCGGCCTCGTTTTGACTGCGGCGCAGCTCCCGATCGCGGTCCTGTTCGCGTTCGGCAAGATATTCCTGCGTCTCGCGGGGCAAGGATGCGAACCGTTCGCGTGCCTCCTTGGTCCACGACCGCGGCGGCTCGATGGGCGCCTGCGCGGCAGGCGGTTCGGCACTCTCGGTCGTCTCGCCGGGGGTCCCCGACTGGGTCGGGGAGGCGGCGTCGGTCTCTGCGGCGGCTTGCGCGGACGCTTCCGGCGTCGCTGCCGCATCGGCGGATTGATCGGCAGGCGGAGCGGCCGCGGCATCGGCTGCCGGGCGGCTCTGCTCCTGCTCGTTGGCGGAATCGCGCTCGCCGGCGCGCTGCTTGAGGCGAAAGCTCGCGAGCGAGCGCGCAGCGTCGCGCGTGGAGATCGCCTCGCCCGCCGGCGGCGGAATTTGCACGATATCGGTCGGCGCGCCGCCCGGCAGGGCGGCCTCGTTGGTTACATCCATGTTGGTCCTCTGGGTTTGGATTGTCATCGCCGGGCATAGCCCGCGGAGCGTAAACGCCCTTATGTCCCGGCGATCTCGTTCAGGAGGTCCGTGCGTCCCTATCGGGATGGCCGGAACAAGTCCGGCCATGACAACGTGGAAATGCGCGGGGCCGCCCGGAACACGCAGTCAAACAATCCCGAAGCGCTTGCGCTTCTCGGCGAGTTGATCGATCTCGCGTTGCGCGAGCTTGCCGTCGGCGACGATCTTGACGAGGTGATCCTTGACCTTGCGGAGGATGTTGACCGCCTGCCACAGCCGCTCGCGCGCGTCGGTGTCGCGGAACTGGCTCACGCGCCATTCCTCGATGTAGCGCTCCTCGAGCCGGGCGAAGGCCTCCTGCAGAATCTCGTCCTGCTGCAGCGCCAGCGCGCGCGCCTGCCGCGCCAGGTCGGCGCTGAGCTTCGCCTCGCCAGCCTCCGACGTCGATTGCGGGCTCATGATCTTTGCGCCTTCGGCAGCGACCGCTGCAGCCATTCGAGCAGCCAGGGATTGTCGCGGAACACCTGCGCCCAGCCGGTCGCAAACGCGCCGACGATGCGCTCCTCCTTGTCGTCCTCGGCGAGCGCATAGGTGGCATAGATCGCGTGGCCGGCCTCGTGCAGCATCGTGTCGGCGGCCTTGATGGCCGAGGGCATGTCGAGCTGCAGCGCCACATGGCCCTCGCAGGAGGAAAACTCGCCGAAGC